GAGTTTGCTTGGCTTGCAGCAATGATCGATGCGTGCGCTGCAGCTAACTACCCAATCCGATTAGGTGATGGTGGTATCCCATCAGCTAGACGACACGCAATCTGCAACGCACTCATCATGCTTGCACCACACCTAGACAACCAAGTTGCTGTTGGTGCTGCGTGGCTGGCACGCAACGAAACACCACACCCTGATGTAGCTGATGGTGATGTGATCGGAAGTCTCACCTGGACTGAAGCACACCGAATGATCACCATTGCAGACGGACTACGCACCGGTGAGTACCACACGCTCTACAACCATGATGGGTGCGATATTGTGCGCACCCACACCAACCAAGAAAGCGGGACAAAATGACAGACATAGATGATTTTCTGTTCAGTGGAACAGGACCATCTTTTCCAGCAGTGAAGTTCGAAACTGTTGGTGACAAAGTGAATTTGCGTGTCCAAAAAATTGATGTTGCACCACAGTTCGAATTCGGAACGGATGTCCCAAAGCTGGACAAAACCGGTCAGATTGTGAAGCAGCTGATCATCACAGCCACAGACCTTGCAACAGCAGAAGATGTGAAACTGTACGCATCGAAGTGGTCCATGATCATTGCCATCAAGACAGCGATTGCGCAGGCTGGTATCTCCAATGTCAATGATGTTGTTGGTGGCCAGCTCATTGTGCAGCGCGACCAGGACGCTGAACCAACCACCAAAGGCTATGCAGGTGCGCATCAGTTCAAAGCCAAGTTTGTTGCTGCGACACCATCCGCAACCATCGATGACCTGATCTGATCAACAGGTTTGGCTGGTTACGACTGGCCAAAAAACGAACCAGTGGTGTGATGTCTGGGCGGCCGCACACCACTAGTTCAACCCTTGGACCGGTGCTGTGAAACCCCACAGCACCGGTCCAAACCATCAATGACTACCGGTCCACAATCTGAAAGCACACTGATGGCACAAACACCAAAATGGTTGGTCCGGTTCGACAGACGCAGCAACACATGGGTAATCGAACTGTGCTGTGGTGCAGACAGGATCAGCATTCCAGGATCACACCCAACCAACGAATCAGCGATGCAGCAAGCACAACTGCTCTATCGAGCATCCTTAGTGCCAATCGAAGAACGACACTGAAACAACACACGGGAGAAACACACATGGAAACCAAAATTGAAGCAAAGCAACATGGAACAGCAACAACCTACGGATACGGCTGCAGATGTGAACGATGCATTCTCGCCGGCCAAGAAACAGACGCACGCAAACGTGCAGGAAAACACAAACCAAAACTTGCACCAGCACCCTACGCACCACTTCGACACAGGGTTTCAATCCACATTGGTTGCGCAATCGATGAATTGACACGGGAACAAATCGCTGAAGCATGTGGGGTCACAACGCAAACAGTCACACGCTGGAACAAGACACAGGTTGTGCAGCTTCGTCTGATTGACGACATCGCAATTCGCTTGGGTTGGCACCCTGCAGCCATATGGGGTTCGACCTGGTACATCCAAACCTATGCGGGAGACACAGAATGATTCATGGTCCACACGACACAGAATGCACCTGTTCAGGTTGCGTATGGTACATCGAACACACCACACCCACAGACCGGCTGAAACAACTGGAACAGTGGTTGTACGTCGCACCATCACAAGAGTTTCCAACAACAGAACGCATCAACCTGTTGGAAGACATCGCTGGTGCAGCATTGGAAATCCGGGATCTACGACACCAAATCGCAGAACTGTCGCAGCAGCTCGAGACGATAAACGGAAGCGTAGAACCACGCGAAACGGAAGCGTAGGAACCACCATGATCAGAATGCTGATAGGCGCAACCATCTGGTTCACACTCATCATCATCACATTCGTCATCATCGACGGGAGAAACAACTAATGACCAACTATGTGAAATCGTCCTTGGACTACCAGCAACCACTGTGCCAAACACATTTGCAAATCGAATGTGGCTGTCCAGGACACCCAAACATCCAACAACGACTGCGTGACTGCGGAAACCCTGCGTGCATCGACGCACGCAGATACCACAAATGCATCCGGTGCCAAGCAGCGGCACACATCGACCGCATCGAACACCGAAACCAACTGATGTTGGAACGTGTAATAGCGCTCCAAGACACCATCGAACAAACCAGCAGCAACAAAGACATGGTGTTGGTATCAATCCCATTTGCAACAGTTGAAGACATCGTTGCAACAGACAGGATGTTTCCATCCTTAGAAATCCTGCGCCAAGCCATCATCGACGCATACAACCATCATGTGCGATGGTGGCAATGATGGACAATAAAACGCAGAACAACGCACCAACCAACAACACAATGCGCACACACAAACCTGGCACCCAATGGGAATGCACCAAATGTGCTGCAACGTATGCGACACCACAACCAGCAAAAGCAGTCCTGTGCGCAACCTGCAACAAACGATTAGGTGTCAACAGGGTTTGGATGCATCCGGTGCCAATCACAGAAACCCAACCCTGAACACCAACACAACCAATTCAGGGTTCACAACCAACCCTGAACAACACGGGAGACGCACATGGGAACGCTGTTCCACCAAGACGCAACGACTGGTGACCTGTGACCACACCAATGGAACTAGTCATTCAACAACTACACGCACACGGAACAAACCCCAAACAGCGTGGTGACACCTACATGGCACGCTGTCCAGCACACGAAGACAACACACCATCACTGTCAATCAGTCCAGGAACAGAACCAGACAGTGTGCTACTCCACTGCTTCGCAGGATGCAGCATCGACCAAATCACAACAGCCATAGGACTCACACCCAAACAACTGTTCAAAGCTCGAGAACGCACCAACACACTTGGTGAACAAACAGACTGCTACACCTACACCACAGCAGACGGTGAACCAGTCCTGAGGGTTCACAGGTTCGAACCCAAAACATTCAGACAGTCACATTGGAATGGCACCAGCTGGCAATGGGGTGCAGGAGACACACCAAAACTGCTGTATCGACTCCCACGACTCACAGAAGCCATCAGCACCGGTGAAACCATCTATGTGGTCGAAGGTGAACGTGACGTTCACACCCTAGAAAACCTTGGGCTGTACGCAACCACCAACGCAGGTGGTGCAGGAAAATTCACAGAACAACACGCACAACAACTAGTTGGTGCAAGCAACATCATCATCATTGCGGACCAAGACCAACCAGGTATCGACCACGCGCAACGTGTAGCAGCAGAAATCAACTGGTTAGGCATAACGCATCACGTTATGCAACCAGCGTCAGGTCACAAGGACATCACAGACCACATCAGCGCCGGCCTAACAATCGAGCAGATCCAACCAGTGGACATCACTAATACCACTGGTACCACAGACACCACACCAGACACAGAAGACACAGAAGACACAGATCACGGTTGGAACCTCGCAAACCTCGCAGACGTACTCTCAGACGACTACCAGCCACCCACACCAACCATAGGCACCAGAACAGACAACAAATCACTGTTCTACATAGGACGCATCAACGCACTGTTTGGTGAATCAGGATCAGGAAAATCATGGGTAGCAATGGCGACCTGCGCACAACAAATCAACGCAGGAAACCATGTGGTCTACATCGATCTGGAAGACCATGTGGGATCCGTCGCACACCGGATGATCAAACTTGGCTGCACCAAAACAGACGTCCAAACCCTGTTCCACTACATCAACCCAATGGCACCCTTCAACACCTTGGCATCCATCGACCTACTGCAGCTCATCGCCACAACCAACACACAACTAGTAGTGATCGACTCCACAGGTGAAGCAATGGCATTAGATGGTGCAGAACCAAACAGTGACGACAGCACAGCACGATGGTTCAGAAACTTCCCAAGACTCCTGGCGCACGCAGGACCATGTGTGCTGCTGCTCGATCACATGGCCAAATCAAACGACTCCAACCAAGGCTTCGCGATTGGGTCACAACGTAAACGTGCAGCCATCGATGGTGCTGCGTATCGCGTCGAAGTAGGTGTGGCACCAGCCAAAGGTTTGGAAGGACACCTGAAGCTCATCACAGCCAAAGACCGCGGTGGCTACTACCAGCACGGACACAAAGTTGCAGAAATCGAAATCAACGACAGCACAACCGGAATCAACGTGACAATCAAACCACCATCCACCGGACTCCCAACCGTCCTGATGAAACGCATCAGCGACTATCTCGCAACTAACCCTGGTGCATCACAAAACTCCATCGTGAAACGTGTGACAGGAAACAACAAAGCCATCCTGATCGGAATACAAAAACTGATCGACCTCCAATACATCGAATGCATCGAAAAAGGTAAAGAGTTACAGCACACACTGACCAAACCATTCAACGAACTAGAGCTTCTGCAAACCACAGAAACTGCAACCTCTGCCACCTCTGCCAACCTCTGCCAATCAGACATGGCACCACCTACAGATACAACCTCTGCCACCTCTGCCATGCATTCAATAATGGCAGAGGATGGCAGAGGTTTTAGCCACGAAAAAGACACAGCCGAAAACACAACCTCTGCCAACGAAAATGGCAGAGGTAACGAACACCTACCAGATCTGTTCTGAAATAACGGAACACACCCAAGGACCACCCAAGGATCAACCATGAACCAGGACGACTACGGACGCAGATCACACTCATGGAAAAAGCTACGCAAACGTGTGCTTCAACAATCGGATGTCTGCTGGCTGTGTGGACAATCCGGATCAGACACAGTGGACCACATCATTCCGCGCTCGATCGATCTATCAGCAGCTGAGAACATGGACAATCTGCGACCAGCACACCGATCATGTAACAGCGCACGCGGCAACCGGACACCTGCAGCTGTGGAGAACCTGCGCGCATCACGCAACTGGTAGCCTGTGGAAAACCCAAGGTTGTCCACAGGCCCCAACATCGATTTTCTGCCAGCAGCGCAATCAACCCCGACGAAGCCTCCCAACTTTCCCCCACAGCACAAAAGCGGGGGAGTTGTCCACAGGAAGCTGTGCAAAACCCAAAATTGGGACTGGCAGACACAAAACAACCTTGTGGAAAACACAAGATTTTTGAAAGGTCACTGATGGCATCTGGACCAATGGAACGTGCAGTCAGATCCACACTTCGCAACCTTGGTGCGAACGCATCGAAGGATGCACGCGCACGATTAGCAATCACACTGGCCATCACCTTGGATGGTGATGCTGGTATGGCAACTGCAGCTGTCTCACGCGAACTGCGTGCGACTCTCACGGAACTGGAATCACGGGATGACAACAACACAAATGACGAATTCGCAAAGCTCATTGCAGAACTGTCTGCCTAGGTGGACGACTCCAAGAACTGAGCGTGCAACGCTTGGTGACAAAGTTGCGCGTATTGCTGAACTGCTTGGGACACCTTTGATGCCGTGGCAGAAACATGTGGCTGATGTTGCGTTGGAAGTCGAACCTCATGTTGACCTGGTGACCGGTGAAGTCACACAGCGTTTGGTGTATCGCGAAGTCAGATTGACTGTTCCGCGTCAGTCTGGCAAAACAACTTTGATGTTGGCTGCGATGGCGCATCGTTGTATCGCTATGGGTGACAGACAGCGTGTGAGCTACACGGCGCAGACTGGCAAGGATGCCAGGTTGAAATGGGAAGACGAACACATACCTGTTTTGGAACGCTCACCTTTTGCATCGCTGATGAAGGTTCGACGCACCAACGGCAGTGAAGCAATCCGTTGGTCGAATGGTTCACTGTGGTCATTGTTGGCAACCACTGAGACTGCTGGTCATGGTGCGCAACTGGATCTGGGTGTCATCGACGAAGCATTTGCGTTGGCTGATGACCGGCTAGAACAGGCTATGAAACCTGCGATGGTTACCAGGACGCAACCACAGCTGTGGATTGTTTCGACCGCTGGCACGAATGACAGTCTGTATTTGAATGACAAAATCGATGATGGGCGTTTGCGTGCGATAGCGCAGGACACACGTTCAATTGCGTATTTTGAATGGTCTGCACCTGATGATGCACGCATCGATGATGAGGATGTATGGCGCGCATGTATGCCAGCTTTGGGGATCACAGTGCCAATCGAAGCAATCAGATCCGATTTCGAATCGATGCGTGAACCTGAGTTTCGACGCGCATATTTGAATCAGCGTCAGGACAGGCTTGCAACACAACCTTGGCAAATCTTGTCTGAAGACATTTGGGTTGCGTGCGCTGATGAGCGTTCCAGGATTGATGGTCAAGTTTCGTTGGCTCTCGATGTCACACCCTCGCGTGCGATGTCTTCGCTATGCGCTGCTGGTTTGCGTGCTGATGGTAAAATCCATGTGGAAGTGATTGGGAATCGTGCTGGCACCGGTTGGGTGTTGGATTGGTTTTCAGATCAGGAACGTGTGGACAAATATCGTTCGGTGATTATTGATCCGGTGTCAGCTGCTGGTTCATTGGCCGGCGATTTACGCAGGTTGGGTTTGCAAGTGATCGAAGTTAGTTCGCGTCAGGTTGTTACAGCCTGCGGAAAGTTCTTTGATGGTGTGGTGGATGGTTCGTTGGTGCATATCAATCAGGTTCCGTTGAACGCTGCTGTGGCTGGTTCGAAGCGTCGAACCCTTGGCGATTCTTGGGCTTGGCATCGGCGGGATACGTCTGTGGATGTGTCACCATTGGTGGCATCTACCCTTGCTTTGCTTGGTGTTTTTGGTGCTGAGGTTTCGTCTGGTGTTCCGTCGATTGTTGATCCTTGGGGTTCTGATGCGTGATGTGTTGACCACTGTGGTGGAACTGCTTGGGTGTGTTTTGGTGGTGGTTGGTGTTGCGATGTTGTCTGTTCCTATTGCTGTGGTCACAGCTGGTGTGCTGTTGATCCTTCTTTCTTGGCTGGTGACTGTTCGATGAGTTTGTTTTCGAAACGTGCTGTTGTTGCACCAGATCCATTGCAGATCACATCTTGGGTTGGTGGCAACAACTGGTCTGGTGAGCGTGTCAACGAATCGTCAGCGTTGGAAGTGTCAGCTGTTTTGGCGTCTGTTTCGTTGCTTGCTGATTCTGTTGCTTCACTTCCGGTGCGCTCGATCATTCATGTTGGTGAGCGTGTGAAAACACAATCAGTGCCAGGGTGGTTGTCTAGTTCGTTGACTGTTACGCAGTACGAACTGATGCACATGATTGTTTCCAGTCTTGCTTTACATGGGAATGCTTATGTGTTCATTGATCGAAATAACTTTGGTGTACCAGTTGCGTTGACTCCACTGCACCCTATGAATGTGCAGTGCAATGTGATCGATAGGCGGCGCTATTACACGGTAAATGGTGGCAATGTGCCAACAGACCAGATGTTGCATTTGCGTTGGTGGACTCCACCACAGGCTGCAATAGGGTTGTCTCCAATTGAAATGCAACGCACCACTGTTGGTTTGGCTTTGGCGATGGAACGACATTTGGCGCAGTTCTATGGTGATGGTGCAACACCTAGCAGTGTGCTGGAAGTCGATGGTGATTTGACTAGCGATCAAGCACAGGTGTTGCAGTCCACTTGGGAGTCTCAGAATCGTCGTAGGCGCCGGCCAGCTGTGCTGACCAATGGAATGAAATGGCGCAGCATCAGTGCTGACGCAGCGTCTATGGAAATGAATGCATCTAGGGAATTGCAGATTGCACAGATTGCACGAATCTTCCGGATTCCTACATACATGATTGGTGCGCGTGGTGACAGCCAGACCTATCAGAACAATGAAATGGCTGGTCAGCATTTTGTGACTTACACGCTGCTTCCTTGGTTGCGTCGCATCGAATCTGCACTATCGACGTTGATGCCAGGAGAACAGGAAATCATGTTTGACACTGCAGGCTTTTTGCGTGCGGATCAGATCAGCCGGTATCGAGCGCATGGTGTAGGGATCCAATACGGATTTTTGACACCCAATGAAGCGCGTGCTGTTGAAGGTTTGGAACCTTACGATGGTGGCTCAGAATTCGTCATGGCTCTACCTGGTGCGCCTATGGCTGGACCTGGTATTAATCCACCACCTATGGGTATTGATGCGCAGGAGCCACTGTGATGGTTACTAAGTTAGGTCAGCGTGCTGTTGGTGACAGCTTCATTCCACCGGCTGCTGTGCAGCATGAAGCGCAGCGTGCGTTGGTGTGGATTGCTGACGGTCGCGCTGGTTCAGGGTTCACGATTGTTGGCCGGCGACGCGCAGCAACTTTGGCTGCTGGAACTCCAGTGTCATTGGATGTTGTGCGCAGGATGGCTTCCTATTTGGCGCGTCATGCTGTTGATAAACAGGCTTCTGGTTGGTCACCTGATGATGCAAATTATCCGTCCGCTGGTCGCGTGGCTTGGGCTGCGTGGGGTGGTGATCCAGCTGTGATTTGGACACAAAATGTATTGGACAAGATTGGAAACGGAAGGTCAAAGCAAATGAATGCAGAAACGCGTGATGTTATAGGTGATGGTTTAGGTGATGGTATCTATCCGTTGACTCCACATCAGCTGGTGCAGATCGAAGCCGAAATTCAAATTGTTGATGTGTTCGGCCAGTATGACCAAGGGTCCGGTGCTGATGGTGCGCACTATGTAGCAGCTTCACCTTTCGTGGCTGATGGTTTGGTGTGCAGTTCGTGTGCTTACTATCAGGGTCCGCGTGCGTGTGAACTAGTGGCCGGCGATATCGACCCAAATGGGATTTGCAAGAAATGGGTAATTCCTGAGTCACTAGTAGATCCTGCTGCAGTTGCAAGTGGCGAAGCTGTTGACACGCAATTGTTGATGGATGGAGTGATGGACCCTGCACCATCAGACGCAACACCTTTGCGTTATGTGCGCATGGATGTGGAACTGCGCAAAGTCAATGGACGCGATGTGGAAGTGCGTGCGTTCAACGATGGTGAATTGGAACTGCGTGCTGCTGGTGATGGTATGCAGTTCAGTGGTTACGCAGCTGTTTTCAATTCTGATTCAGAACCACTCCCGTTCATTGAAACCATTGCACCTGGTGCGTTCAAACGCTCGTTGGGTGCTGGTAAAGAAATCCGGATGTTTGCGAATCACAACACTGATCAGGTGTTGGCTTCGACACGCAACGCATCGTTGGTGTTGTCTGAGGATGCACGCGGGTTGCGTGTTGACGCACAGCTACCGGACACCAGTGTTGGGCGGGATCTGGCAACGCTGATTGCCGATGGCACTGTTCACGCGATGTCTTTTGGGTTCTCAGTTCCGCGTGGTGGTGACACCTGGTCTGCTGATCGATCACATCGTGTCCTGCGCGAAGTTGTTCTGCATGAGGTTTCGATTGTCACTGGTTTTCCTGCGTACCCTGAAGCCAGTGGTGCAACTGTGCGCACTGCAACTGATACAATTTGTGCAAACGAATCAACGACTGTTCCGGTTGCTTTGGTTCGTCGAAAGTTTGAATTGCAAGCCAAAAAGGTTTTGTGATTCTTCGCTGTTCGGATCTGCGCTCAGACCTGTGATTGGCACTACCGCAGACACCACCAGCTTGGCAACACCCCAAACCATTCCAAACGTAAAGGAGTCATCATGTCTGATGATCTACTGAAGCGGCTTACTGAGAAGCGCGCAGCAACTTGGGAACAAGCCAAGAATCTGCTCGATATCGCTTCACTGGAAAACCGTGATCTGAGTGCTGAAGAGTCAGCACAGTTTGACCGTATGAACGCTGACATCGATTCGATGGATGCGCGTTCCAAGCAGATCCTGGATGTTGAAGCGCGTGAGCGTTCCATTTCTGAGAGTCGTTCTGCTCTTGGGCTTCCGCAGGATTTCACACCGGCTGAGATTGCGCAGACTGAAACTGATGCGCAGATCATTCGTGCCATTGCTATGGGTGAGCGTCGCAGTGCGTCGTTCGAACAGCGCGACATTCTAACCACAACCACTGGTTCTCCAGTCCCAACCAATTTCTACAATCGTTTGGTTGAACAGCTGGTGCAGCAAGGTCCGATGCTTGATGCAAATGTGGTCACTGTGCTGACCACTGACACTGGCAACAACCTGCAGATCCCGCGTCAGTCTGGTTTCTCCACTGCAGTGAAGGTCGCTGAAGGTGCATCGATTGGTGAGAGCGATGCATCGTTCTCAGCTTTCATCACGCTTGGTGCGTTCAAGTACGCAGCTACCATGCAGCTCAGTCGTGAACTGATTGAAGATTCAGGTATCAACATCCTGGACTTCATTGCGCGTCAGGCTTCCATTGGTCTCGGTACTGCTGTGAACGCTGCGCTCACTGTTGGCACTGGCACTGTGATCCCGCGTGGAATCGTTACCGCATCCACGCTTGGTGTCACTGGTGGTACTGGTGTTGCTGGTGTTCCCGCTTCGGATGATTTGGTGGACCTGGTGTATTCCGTTGGTTCTCCATATCGTCGTCGCGGCGGTGCATGGCAGATGAAGGCTTCGACGCTTGGTGCTGTCAGGAAGCTGAAGGACACCACTGGTCAGTATCTGTGGCAGCCGTCGCTGATGGTTGGCCAGCCGGATATGTTGCTTGGTTTTCCTGTCTATGAAAACCCTGACATGGTGGCCACTGGTACCTCAGCCAAGTCAATCATCTTCGGTGATTTCTCGAGCTACTACACGCGTCAGGTTCGTGGCATCGAAGTCGCACGCGATGACAGCGTGGGTTTCGTGTCCGATCTGATCACGTTCAGGGTCACCTGGCGTGGCGACGGAAACCTTCCGGACACTTCAGCCGTCAAGCACTTCATTGGTGCTGCTACCTGATCTTTGGCATAAGCCATTGATCACACTTTGAATGTGTGCGCAGCTGTTGAACCTTTCCCGTGGGGTTCCAGCTGCGCACACTTTCATCATCACATGGGAGACAAAACATGGGTAACAAAAGGACACGCAATGCTGGTGGAAATCAACGGGATCCCAATGGATCTGCCAGGACACATCGCAGCAGCACTGCTGCTAGCGCAGCGTTGTCATCTGGTCGAAGAACCGGAATCGTTGTTCACAGCAACGCACCTTGGGTTGGCACCGGCTATGGAGTCCAAGCAGCAAACATTGCAAGACAAATCCGTGACGCCGGTAGACCAGTCACCTTTTCCAGCAACTATGGCTTGCATGGTGGTGTTACCGAATGGGAAGGAATTGAAGTTCTCCCCAATGGCTACCACCCTTACAGCTGCGACATCCTGACTGCGCACACACAACACGCACAGCAAACCACAGGTGTCCCTACAGCACTTCTTACCCTGTTTGATACTTGGGTTTATGACACAGCTGTGGTTGATGGGATCGACCTGATTGCGTCATGGGTTCCGGTGGATCACATACCTGTTCCACCCAAAGTTTTGGAATGGTCGAAGCGTGAAAACGTGTTGTCCATTGCCATGTCCAAGTTTGGGTTGGAGCAACTCCAACGTGCAGGTGTGGACGCAAAATATGCACCACACAGTGTGGACACTTCGACGTTCAAACCTGGTGCGACTGTTGATGGTCAGAATGGACGTCAACTGTTGAACATTCCAGAAGATGCTTTCGTGGTTGGGATGGTTGCGGCCAATAAGGGTTCCGCACCAATTCGCAAAGCTTTTGGGGAAAACCTGTTGGCTGTGTCTGATCTGATGTCAAGACACACCGATGTGGTTTTGTATCTCCATTCTGAATCGCGTGGTGCAACTATGGGGATCGATTTGAAAGCGTTGGTGACAGCGTGCGGGATCCCGATGGAGCGTGTGATGTGGGTTGATCAGTGGGCCTACTACGCAGGACTAGACAGCCAGGTGCTGGCAACCATCATGGGTGCAATGGATGTTCATTTGTTGTGTTCTCGCGGTGAGGGTTTTGGTGTACCAGTGTTGGAAACAGCTGCGTGTGGTGTGCCATCAATCGTTTCGGATTACACAGCGCAACCTGAACTAGTTGAAGGTTCCGGTTGGTTGGCAACAGTTCAGCCGTATTGGGATGCTGGAAGTGCAGCCTGGTTCTGCACACCTTTCGTGCATTCGATTGTGGAGCAGCTGGAAGACGCGTACAGCTGCAGCAACATGGTGGAACGCTCGATCAACGCACGCGTTCACGCTGAAAGCTACGCGCACAACACAGTGTTCCAAAACCATTGGGAACCCATTTTGGATCTGATTGATGAGCGTGTGAATCATGGTTGATTCGCAGGTAATGTGGGACCAGTTAGGTGTCCGTTTCGAAGCGTTCCAGCTGATCTGCGATGCGCTACCGGATGCACCCACAATTGTGGAAACAGGATCCATTCGGAAGCTTGGCAACTGGTTGGGTGATGGTCAGTCCACCATTGTGTGGAATGCGATTGCATCACGCACCGGTGGGACAGTCACCACCATTGACATAGACCCAACAGGTGCTGACCTGGTTGAACAGTTGGAACTCTCACACACCACAGCTATCACAGCAGATTCTGTTGTGACGCTGCGCAACATGACAGATCCAGTGGACTTCCTTTATCTGGATGCATTCGACATCGATTTTGCTGCACCGGAACCAGCACAAGAACATCATTTGCGTGAGATAAACGCTGCATGGCATCTGCTACGCAAAGGTTCGTTAGTTGCTGTAGATGACAACATTGATGGTGTTGGCAAAGGTAGAATGGTGGCTGAATTTCTTAGCTCACGGAACGCAGTTGAACTGTTGGACAGTTACGTTCGTGTTTGGAGAATCTGAATGACCATCACCAATGGCTATTGCACACTCACACAGTTGAAAGCTGTTTTGCGTGTCACTGACACTGTTGATGATGTGCTGTTCGAATCGCGCATTGATGAAGCATCACGCGTCATTGATGATTATTGCAATCGTCGTTTCTTCGCTGACAGTGCTGCATCATCAAGGATTTTCATTGCGAACGAATCCACAACTGTGTTTGTTGATGACATCAGCACAACCACAGGTTTGGTTGTGAAAACTGACAGTGCTGGTGATGGCACCTACGCAACGACATTGGGTGCAACAGAT